ATAAATATGTAATCCAATAACGGTCTTGAGTCATCTTCTCTTCATTAACATCTTCATTCGTAAAAACCACAACGTGAGGAGTCTTGACTAGAAACTTCATCGTCGAAGCAAATTTCGGCGAAAAAATCACACGATCCTTGAGAGCTTCCAGGACTGGATACTGTAAGTACTGCATAGTATCACGAGGAACATTGAAAAGGAAAACCGACTTAGTGACATCCACAGCGAAGGCAATATCAGCAATCTTGCCAATCGATAATAACTGGCATTTATCCTTGTTGTTAGACCAGAACCAACGAACAAAAAAAGACTTTCCCTTACCACCTTCTTTATCCACAATAAATCGGACCGTACGGTCATCGGGATCTTCGTGTAAATCGTTGTTTAAACCAATTTGCCAGTCTCGTAATTCTCCTTCCTGGAGATACGGTGTAGGGAGCAAGTCGTCGACGAGTGCCAGCAAGCCATTTCGGCTCCGTCCAAGGAGAGCTGGAAAGGTAGATGCAATATCTCGGGCGGTAGGGTTTCTCTGATTATCTCGGTGGAAATCAAAGCACCATTGGGCAAACGCAGTCCACCCGCCTGCTCCACTATTGGGAATAGTGTTGGGGGGTTCGGTACCATATTCCTCAAAGCGACCTGTTTTTTTACAGTAAACGGCAGCTTGGTAGGGAGTTCCATCGGCGGAGATGACATGACCAGGGATAGTGTTGATAACAGTCTCCTTGCGCTTCTGTACATTAAATAGACAGAATCCTTGTAAATGAGGAGTACCGGTGTCCGGTGCAGTCTCAAAACCAAAGACTAAGTAGTCTACTTGAGGATTCGTACCAAGTGCACGAAGAGTAGTGAGGTCAGCCTCGGTATAGTTGTTGGTGGTGAAGCACCACTTGGTTGAACGGTTGGCAGGCATGTTGGACAAAAATGACACATACTTGCTCGACTGTGAAAAGTTTTCTGGGACCTGAGGGAAAAATAGTTTTTTCTATCAGGGGGGTTCCCCCCCTGCACCCCCCTTTTGCCTCCGGCAGGGGTACCCCCCGGAGGGGGGGGCCCGTTCCGTGCATACCAGGGAGTGGGATGGCAATGGCAAGCAAAGACATGAGGGTAATAATTTGCCTCATGTCTCATAAAAAATGTCAGGACGTATGGTAAAACGTCGTTCCACTAGCCTGGTAAGGTATGCTAGTAAGAGGGCTAGATACAGCCCTAGATTGCGTGCAGCGGTAGCCATAGGCAAGTATGCATGGCGGAACAGAGCTAGAATTGCTGGTGCATATGGGAGATTACGTAAAGTTGGAAACTGGGTTACTAAGAGTGCCAGAAGGCAGATAGGTGAAAGAGTTGGCACGACAAGTGCTCAACGCATAGAGCAGGCCAATAATTCTTTAAATCTTGCAACGAGGACGTTATACTTTTCTGCATTAACTACAATACCTGAAGGTGGTACAGGCAGTACTGATAGACGTAAGGATACCGTAAATCTACGTGGATTCTTGATTCAACTTAACGTTACGAGTAACCAAACAAACCCAATCGTGTACAACTGGGCATTAGTAGCTCCGAAGGATCGGAACAACGGTATCACAACTACCAACTTCTTCAGAAGTTACGGTGCACAGCGGGGAGAGAACTTTGATGGAACTACGTTATCTTCAATAGACTTCAAACATCGCCCTATTAACACGGATCTCTACAACATCCTAGCACATAAACGTATTAGCTTAGCTAAAAACGCTGGGAGTACCGATGGCAATCGTGGCTTCTGCATTAACAAGAAATGGTACATTCCTCTTAAAAAACAAGTGCGATTTGAAATACAAGGAGACGAGCTATCACTAGACAATATCTACTGGATAGTATGGTGTGACATAAATAATTCCATTATTGGGACAGGTGTCACGAACGCTGTCGTCAGCAATATTAGTAACCTGGTTACGTACTTCAGGAACACTAAAGATTAGAGCAGCTTATGGATGCCGCGCGCTCCACTTGCTCGGCATCTTATTCCCACAGATCGCCCGGAGGGCGACACCTTTAATAACGATAGGACTATAAATATGTAATCCAATAACGGTCTTGAGTCATCTTCTCTTCATTAACATCTTCATTCGTAAAAACCACAACGTGAGGAGTCTTGACTAGAAACTTCATCGTCGAAGCAAATTTCGGCGA